TGAGTTAAATAATCAAAATTAACTAAATATTCGCTGAAAGTTTTATTAATAGATTCTTGATATACATCAATCTTATATCCTAAGGATGATTCGTCATCGTTGAATTCATTGTTAGTGTATAATTTTTTAATATCCCACATTTTTGTATCTTCCTTACTCATTAGAAATATGCTTTCATTTTCATTTTTTTGTCGTAATTTTTTAAAAATTCTTTTACCATCATAACAACAGCCGATAAAGTATCCTCCTACTTTACAATTCTCGGATACATTTTGCAAGAAATTGTTAAATGTAGTAGGATTTTCAAAGAAATAATGGATGGAAAACATATTAGATACAATATCAAATCCTTCTCTGTGTTTTCCAAATTGTCTATATACACCTGCTCCTAAGGTTTCCTTGTCTTTGGAACCTATCCCATTGAGAGCATTTATAATTTGTTTACCTTTTTCATTAAAGAATGCTTCACCTGATGATAGATTTAAACTACTATTACCATTGGCAAATAATGCTCTAGGCATTGAATGGTATTTTTTTTGCATCTTTAAATATCTGGCACAAGCACCGTCAATGCGATTTTCAATATTATCTTTTGATATATCTACGCCAAATATAAATGATAAGCGAGCATCAATCCATTTGGATAAATCTCCTCCTTTTCCAACAGTCATATCTATTAATGTATCACCTTTTTTGCTAACATCTACAATTAATTTGCGTTTTATATATTTATTATGGAAATCTCGTAATCCACGGGTAAATGTTTTTTTACTCGTTCTGTTGTAATAAACATTTTCATCAACAACATCAGGTATATTTGTACCGGTTGAAATCATTTTTTTTGTAATAGGATTGTGGATGGATCGCCAAACACTTTCGGCGACATGATAAGCATTGCCAAAATTTCTATTTCCTCTGCGATAATCTTCTGTTTTATCATATCTAACTCTTATAGGAACCCATTGCCAGTATTTATCATTTGTTTTTTTAAATTTAAATTCAACAATAGTATTATCTTCAAATACTTGTTTTTTATCTTCAGTAAACATATGTTTTGAATTTCCTTGTTTATCTAGCATAATGTTGCATTTATAAATTGGAAAATTTGGACTAGGATCATATGGGATAAATGGCATTGGTTTATAACTGGATCTTTCGTCACTGTAATTTGATTCTGGAAAATTTTCATTAATAACATCTTGACATGGATTTATAAAACCGTGTTTATTTTCATCAAATCCTACACGTAAAATAATAGTTTTATATTGCTGAATTTGACTAGTTGCATCCATGCTTATACCATCTTGAAACAAATTTTTTACAGTATCATTTCCAGATTCGTCTTTTACTGTTGTAATTAAAAAGTCAATTGTATTGTACATTGATGGTTTCCATTTTAAAGAATATTTCCACGTCATTTTTCTCGATGAAGTAAGTTCATGACTAGAACTTGACCCCACACTCTTATTCGCGGGTGTAAATATTAATCCATCTGTTTCGTAATTAAACATCGAATCATCTTCAACACCATCTAATATAATTTTACATTTTGAATAAATATCTGAATCTATATTTGAATAAAATTTCTTTTCTCTAATTATTAAAGGAGTTGCATAAGATTTACTAACACATTTGCTATCAAGACCATTAACAAATTTATACATAAGTTCAAGTCTAAACGTGTCTTCCTTTTCTTCATCGCTTGTTTTATAAAATGGAAATTGTTTAACATACTTGCCATTAATCATATAAATATCGAAACAAAGGTAAAGATTAATAAATTCACCTTGTTTATCATTTAAAACATGTTCACCGTCTAATATTGAATTAAAATATTTATTGTGTTGTGTGATATTTCCTGTAAATTGCATATTCATATTAGTATCTATTAAGTAAATCTTTCCCTTTTTATTAATAAACAGAAGTTTGCGTGCTCCATCTGCTTTATCTGTAACTGTATAAGGCCCGTTAATATTTGGTATATTAGCATCTTCTTGTAATGGAACGATATTTTGCGTTTCAAGACTAATAGAGGATGGACCAATAAAATCTCTATTATTAATACGTTTTCTATCTCTATTGTTGTAACTTTTGCTTTTTCCTTCTTTTCCTTCTTTGCGAATAAGAGATAAATATTCTTGTTGCATTTGTTGTATTTCACGATAAGATATGGGAAAATTTGTTTGTTGCCAACCAGATAAAACAACCTTGATACCTTTTCTTATTTTTTGCATAAGAAATTCTCTTTCACTCAATTCTATATCACCTCTAGAAGGATTAATAAATTTGGCCTGACTATTAATTAATTCTATTTCTATTTCATAATTTTCTGGATTGTTAAAAACATTAGATTCTTCAATATTGTATGTAGATATGTAATCTCTTTTTTTCTTAGAAGTTTTAACAATGCTGCAATCTATTTTAAATGGGTATAAATTTAAATATGAATGTGTAAATGAATATCTTTTAATATATCTGAAAACTTTTTTAGAATCTTTCCAATTTTGTAACAAAGAAATTACTTCTGGTTTATTATTTTTTAATTTACGTTCTGTTTTATAGTTTATCCTAAAATGGAAGTCGTGAAAATCGATGGGTCTAAGATTTTGATCATCCTTTCTTTTTGAGAATTTTTGTAAAAATTCTATACCCGCGGGTAAACTTTCAGGATTTAAATTATTTTCCTTGCAATATTTTTGTATATTATGTAATCCGGGAATAGTAGTTCTTACATTAGACATTTTCATTCTACCAGATTTAGCATCTGCGTACTCATTTTGTATATTTAAATAAGTTTCTCCGTCAAAATGCTCGGATTTAAACCCTAATGATTTTATCTTTGAAATGATATTTTCAAAGTCTATTTTTGTGATTTGATTATAATATTTTGTTCCAAACCGAATCTCAAATTCGTCTTGATTATTTCGTTTATCTGAAATATAAAGATCTAAATATTGATTAAATTTATCTTGATGAGTTATTTCATCTTGTCTTTCCATATATATATAATTTATGACATTATATTTTATATATATTTCAATTTTAAACTAATTGTTCTTGTATTTCACTATAAAGTTGTTTTTTTGTTTTTTTTTTATTATTATTTGTTGTTTTTAATTCAATATTTATTTTTTCTGCAATATCCTGTAAATTTTTTAACTTATAACTAGATATACCTTTCAATGGTTTTTCAATATCATTCACTAAATATAGTTCTTCTTCATATGTATTTATTTTTTTTAATACATCAACTGTATCCAATAAAATACCATATTTTTTTGTTTCAGGATAATATTTTAAAATAATTCTATCTTTATTATCATGTGCATTTTTGTATAACATTTTATTTTTAACAATATAAACATCAATATTATTTAAAAAACAAATAGTTTCTAATGTTTTTATATGCATATTTTTCTCATTAACTAAATTATTTTCTAAACTTGATAATTTATATTTTAACTGTTTTATACTGGCTTTATTTTCTCTTAATAATGGTACCCAATCTATTTTTCTTTTTTTTTCAATAATAAAATATTTATTGTGTAGAATACTATATTCTTTGATACCATTTTGAAATATATACCAGCACCAAAAAAGGTTATCGTTCTGCGACGGAATAAAAAATTCTTTTGTATGCATTTTTTTTTGAGTAGATTTTCCCTCATCTATATTTTTATGGTTTTTTGATGTATGTACATCTATTTTTGATGTATGTACATCTATTTTTGATAGTAAATCTAATTTTTGTATATTTTTACTATCAAAACAAAATCTATTTAAATTATTAACTAAATTTTTTATTTTTTTTGCATTATTACTATAACTCATTTGATATATATGCAGGTGTTTCTTTATTATCATTTTTAAAATAATCATTATTCAACTCATGTTTAATAGTTTCTATATCACTTAAGGTCTTCTCTTGTTTTCGAAAGTATTCTAAATTTGTTTCTATCTCAGAAATAGTTTTTTCATTTAAATTGTCCATATTTAAAAAAATACCATTTCTATTCTCACTATACTTAATTTGGTTAGACATTAATATATCTAAAATCTTAACTTGATGTATTTGATGTAGTTTTTCTATTTTATTTTTTAATTTTTTTTGTTTTGATGAGTTCATTATTAAATTTTTATATAAACTATTTAAGTTTATATAAATCTAAAACTTATTTGGATTTTATTTATTCCTCTACTTTAATTTTGGTTATTCTTTGTTTTTGATGTTTTAGTTCACCTAGTACAGAAATGGTTTCATCATTTAGTTCAAATCTAATACCAATAACTTTAATTAATATAATATCTTCTTCTTTTATATTTGAAAAGTATTTATTATCATAGTGGTGATCTCTAGCGATAAATATAGTAATGGGTGATTTTTTTTCTTTAAAATAAATGGCTCTAATTCCCGCTCGAGTTATATTTTCTACTTTACATTTAATAATTTGTCCTTCAATGGGATAACAAATTAGACATTCAAAAAGAACATCAAAGATGACATTATTTTCTTGAATAACGCCAGATGAGTACGAGCATATCCTAATAGAATCTGTTTTAATATACCCTTCTCTGCAGCATTTATTATGTAATTCTTCTTCTAATTTTTGTTTTAATATAGAATTTAAATTACCTCCTACTGATGTAAATGGTAATATTATTTTACGCGTGAGCATATTTTTTACATATATAGATTTGCTTTTTCTTTTAGATTTTTCTTTAACGGATTTTTCTTTAACAGATTTACTCATTAATGTATTATATATTTTATTCTTTATTTTTATTTATTTTCAATTTTAATTTATATCTTAATTTTTTCTACATTATTTATTTTATCTTCTAAAGTGTTAAAAAACCATTTTTTATCATTATGTTGATTTAAATCTAAATATTTTAATATTAATTCTAATTCTGCAGCAAGTTCCATATCATTAATATTTCTTATATCACTATCTCCATATATAGTTTCTATTTTAGTTTTTTCTTCGGTCATCCCATATTTTTTCTCTGGTTTTATATTTTTTAAAATATTATTCATTCTGTGAATGGTAACTCTTTTGTTTTCTCCACTAGTTGGAAGTTTTTGTCCAAACTGTGTTCTTTTATTTTCACTAGATGATATATATTTTACTTTAAATACTATTTTCTTTTTCGAGTTTGTTAAAAATCCTATAAAATTATTAATTCGCGAATTGTCTACTTTAAATCTTGTTAAAAGTGTATCTACAAATTTTTTATCTAATCCACTAACATCAACTGTCCATCTATTTGGAGATACTTTTGTATCTAATTTAAAGAACCCAATACCTAATGGGTGTTTAATTAATTTTTTACTATAATCAGTAACTCCTATAACTGTTGTATCTTCATACGTAATACTTATTTTATCTATAATTTTCTGAAACATTGTAAAAAATTCTGAACTAAATTCTTTCATAACACTTTTGTGATCTCTATTTAATTTCAAAAGTTCTATTTCATTTAATAAAGACAATTTATCTTTTGCACTATAACTATCAAATACATGTTCTAACGCAAGTTCAACTAAAATTTCTTCAGGTAACTTATTATATTTTATTAAATTTTCTATTGCATTTCTAGCAGATATTATCCAATCTTTCTTATTGCTTTCTTCAGATGAATTTACTAAAGTTAAATAAGAATTTTTGAATGTTAACAATTCCATATCATTATTTACTTTAATTTCTAAAGAGAGAGGTTGTTTATTTTCTATATTTTTTTTTTTAAAAACAATTTTTTTATGTTTAAAACTAATAGGATGCCTGCGTTGGTATGTTGTTATAGGACGAGATGAATCTATTTCAAGAGGCTGAAACATGTAAAATTTATCAACATTGATTAATCGTCCAGATCTTCCTAACATATCTGTTAAAAATTCATTATCGTCGTTTATAAGAATATCTAAAGCCATATTAATTTGTTCTGTTGAATAGTGTTTCATCATGGTAATTCTTTTTTTTAAATCAGATTTTTCGTAAATATAATGTTCTCGGAATAATAATTTTATTTTATTTAATATTTTTTCAATATTCATAACAATATAATTTTCATTATATGTTTCTTTTGTGGCTTCATCTGAATACATATCATTTGGTTTACATTTGTATTCGCATTCCATAAAATCACAAATTAAACTATTATCTTTATGTCCAATATGATAATCTATTTTTTGATTATTAGATAACATTAATGTAATATTTTTTTGAATATTGTTTGCATTCATATTTTGTTGATTTTTATTTAATAAACAATCTACAGCATATTGTTTTAATAATCGTGTAACTTGTCCAATTTTTAGAGATTTATTTTCGGCAATACGATACATATACATATCAATGGTTTCCATTGGGTTATCTCTTAATTCACTTGCATGCAGATATATTTCAACCGTTCTTTTATTAAAAGGTAATAAGCAATGACTTTTGTTTCTTACTCCCCTACCTATAATTTGATCTGCTCTATTTAAATTATACCATGGTTCTAATATATGGACTTGTCTAATATTTTGAAAATCTAAACCTTCAGATCCTGCTTTTGAAATAATAATGACTTTAACCTTCTCTCCATTAATATTTTGAGAATCTGTTGCAGCCTTTAATTCAAGTTTATTATTTGGTGATAATTTTTTATCACCAGTAATCATTATATATTTGGCACTATGTCCTTTTACTTTATAAGGTGGGGCTGGTCTATCTTTAAATAATGATTTATCTTGATTTAATCTATAAATTCCCATTTCTTCTAATGCTAATGCAATAGGAACACAACCTCCGTCAATAAAATTAGAATAAATTAAACAAATACCTTCGCTTTTTTTTATTGTTTTAATAAATTCATGTATTTTTACACTATATTTTCTTAATGGGGGTTCATCTCCCTCTGAACTAAAAATTCTTCCAAAATTCTTTAAAGTAGTAGATTTATATTTGAATTCTCTCTTTGTAGATTTTGTGTAGTCCATTACTCTACGCAACCCTCTTTTTCCATAAAGTTGTTTTTCAATATCTTTTTCTAAAATATCATCGTCAACACCTCCTCTAGATAAATCAGAATGAGGATATGCAAAATTTAATATTTGCAATGGACCATCCATCATAGTGTATTGTATACCATTTCTTTTTTCTTGTAATTGTGGGTATTTTTTCTTCATTTTATCAATTAAATAGTTATATGCTCGTTCTTGAAAATCTTGTAATGTATTGATATAAACATCTAAATAGTTGATTTGATTATCTTCAGTTATCTCAAGTCCATTAATTTGTTGCGAAGGATATCTCCATTCTGACGTGGTTTTTAAAATTTTTAATGAATTGGGATTGTTAAATTCAAATGGAAAAATTCTAAATGGAAATTTAAATGGATTTTCTCCACTAACATATGAAACATATCCATTTAATTTTTGAATTAAAATGTCTTTTCCAGACTGTCTCTCGTCCTCTATAAAAGTATTTTCTTTTGTAAAAATATCACTGACTTTAATAGGAAATCTATTATCATTTAAATTCATTAAATTAACTAACCATACTATTTCAGTTGCTTCATTAAACATAGGAGTTGCTGTTAATAAAAGTAATTTCATATTTTTAGAAAAACTTACTAAATCTTGTAAATTTTTAGTAGTTCTTCTTTTTACATCATTTGCCCGTATATTATGAACTTCGTCTATAACTAATAGTCTATCGGAAAATTCCCGTTCTATAGCACGTCTTTGTTTTGATACTATTTTTTTATCATTATTATTTGATATTTTTTTCATAATTTTATCTATCTTATTTGCAAATTCAGTATAACCTAAAAATTCATAGGATTGTCTTATAATTTTTTTTATTTGCTTAACAACTCTTTCTCTTGAAAGACCTTTTGTATTCATAGGATTTACTTCTTTAATGAATTTATTACCTGTACATGCTTTTAAGTTCCATAACCCATTAATTAATTTGAGTTTTCTTTCATCAAATAATTGCAATTTGTAATTTTCTTGAACAACCGGGCTTGCAACAATCATAATTTTTTTATTACTACCTATTTGTTGATAATAATTACGCATTTCTTCACAAACCGAAATAGAAGAACAAGTTTTACCTGTTCCTAAACCATGATAGATTAATAAACTATTATAAGGACTTTGAAATGATAAAAAGTTGCGTACAAATTTTTGATGTGGTTCTAATTCAAATTGCATATTGGGACTGCAAATTTTATTAGACTCTTCTTCTATATTATCAAGTTGCTCTCTAGTTTTTTCTGGTATTTCAACATCTCTAAACTCTTTTTTATTTGCAATTTTTAATGCTATATTAGGATCATCTAAATGTGGATATAAAAGTTTATCTATTTTCTTATATTCTTCTAATTGTTCTCTATTTTTATTTTCTGTACACTGCAAAAGACTTTGATATTTTTTGCTTTGAATAGATAAATTTTTAAGATTTCCCTTAATACTATCAATAAGTTCTTGACATTGATGAGAGAAATTTTCTTTTAGTTCTTGTTTTGATATAGAAATACTTTTAGACATTAGGTCCGGCGAATCATTTTTTTGCATAAGTTCTTTTAATTCTTCTTGTTCTTCTAGTTTAGTTGTATCACTAGGTGATATAACTTCTTTAATACTGGGTATATTTTCAATGTCTCGAGGCGTTTGTACAATATCTTCATCTCGAGACGTTTGTACAATATCTTCTTCTCGAGGCGTTTGTACAATATCTTCTTCTCGAGGCGTTTGTACAATATCTTCATCTCGAGACGTTTGCATAATATCTTCTTCTCGAGGCGTTTGTATAATGTCTTTTCCTAATGTTTGTTCTAAAGAAGGAACTTTATCAAAAACTTGTTTTGTTTTGGATTGTTTTGTTTTGGATTGTTTTGTTTTGGATTGTTTTGTTTTAAATTGTTTTGTTTTGGATTTTGTTTTAGATTGTTTTGTTTTACTTTTTATTTTTTTT